CTGCTTCAGAGCGTCTCAAACGCGCATGGAGTAGTGTTCAACACTCGTAGCTTGCGACTCACCCTTAAAAAAGTGAGAAGCAGACTACATGCTGAAGGATTAGGTTTTCTAACGAAAACCTTGCCCCGTCTGGGCAAAGCCTTTGACAAGGCAATTGCAGGAAATATTCCGTTGGACTCTATCAAGTTGGGATTTGACTCCCTCCCTGATAGTAAACTTCCGAGGTTTCTCGGTGAGTTCTTCAACAGAGTACTCCGACCAGATGGGACGCTCCTTGAGCATCCGTGTGTACTAAGTGTCAGCGTAATCAGGGATATTTTATACCTGTTTTACAAGTATAAACTCCCTTATTCCGATGAACAGGAACAAACAGTCATTAACCGTTTCAAAGAAACGGAGAGTGACCTTGAGGCGTTGGGACCTACTTTCAGAAGTCTGGAAGTGGCTCTCAATAATATTACGTCAACTCGTAGAAAACGTCGTGAGACGTTTTCGCAAGTCGATGTATTACGTGAGGCTCGAATACTCTTATCAAGAGTCTTCGAGTACTTTAACCCTGCGGACGTCGTTCCCCGTCATGGCCCTGGAGTTGTTGCTACTAAGCAAAAACTCTGGGGCAAGTATGATTGGGCGAACGTTTCGCATCGTATTACGGATCTCTATCCCTTTGACGCGTATTTCTGCGCGTCTCTAGGACATGTCTGTGATTCCTATCGCGGCTTTAATGCCGTGCAGGATAAGGATCTTCCGGCACGAGTAATACTCGTACCGAAGGATTCACGTGGCCCCCGACTGATTTCTTGCGAACCCGTTGATTTTCAATGGGTTCAACAAGGATTGGGAAGGGCCATAGTCTCGTTAGTTGAAGCCCACGAATGCACCAAGCATAACGTGTTCTTCACAGATCAAACTCCGAACAGGATAGGGGCCCTATGGGGCTCCGAATCCCAACGGTATGCGACCCTAGACCTCAACGAGGCTTCGGATCGAGTAAGCGTTGATCTAGTTCGCCTACTATTCCCC